TTGATGAAGCCGATGAAATGTTATCATCTGGATTTAAAGAACAAGTTTATAATATTTTTAAAAATTTAAATAAACATATTCAAATTGCACTATTTAGTGCTACATTACCAAATGATATTTTTCAAATTACACATAAATTTATGAGAAATCCGGTTAATATTTGTGTTAAGGCTGAAAGTCTTACATTAGAAGGTATTAAACAATATTTTATTGCTGTAAATAATGATAGAGAAAAATATCTTACCTTAAAAGATTTATATCAACATATTTCAGTATCTCAATGTATTATTTATGCTAATAGCGTTAAAAGAGTAATTGATTTATATGAAGCCATGAAGGAAGATAGTTTTCCTGTTTGCTGTATACATAGTCATATGAATAAGGCCGATAGAGAAAAGATTTTTAAGGAATTTAAATTAGGAGGCTCACGTGTTTTAATTTCATCAAATGTTACATCTAGAGGAATTGATATCCAACAAGTTTCCGTTGTAATTAATTTTGATCTTCCAAGGGATATTCACAATTATCTTCATCGTATTGGACGAACTGGAAGATGGGGAAGAAAGGGAAATGGTATTAATCTCATTACCAAAAGAGATATTCCAAAATTAAAGGAAATTGAGCTGTATTATAATACTCAAATTGAAGAGTTACCATCAGAATTTAGCATTGCCTAATGGTTCAAAAGGTAATTAAGGATACTATAATCATGTTCTGAATGTTATTTATATATAATTCACGTTATGAATTATATATAAATAATAACATATAATTCATAACGTTAAGAAGACAAATTTATATTAGTTCCTTTGGGACAATAGTAAGGAGTTTCTCCCAGTAAAACTGGTGAAGGACTTAGCAAGATATATTTGTGTTCGCATATACTCACTTGTAACAGCTTAACCATAAAGGAAAGTAACAATATTGCGGGGTGTCCCCACGATTTTCTTTTTATTTATAATCGTCGTATATAAAATCAATTAAAAATATATATATTCGTAAAATAAGATATTATTTTATATTCTATTTTAATTAATGACAGTTACAGAAAAAGAATTTAGCTTAGAAAATAAAGACAATATAAATAATTCATTTAAAATTCCTATTTATTATAACGAAAATGTTAAAAAACTTAATAATAACATTATAACTAATCTTGAATTAGTTCAAAGCATTGATAAAGAAGAAAGTTCTATATATGAAAATATATTTAAACCATCTAATAAAGCATCATTTCAGGTCATTAAACAAATTGCTCAACATTATACTACCGATATTAATTATCTTAAAGAAACACAAATACTAACAAAAGATATTAATTCAGAGGAATTGAATACCATACGTAACAAATATAGTTTTAGTGATTTTGAAATTGATGATATTGTTAGTTTATGGAATGAAATAAAAGAAGAAACTGGATTTTGTGAAAAATATTTATATGTTGACTGGACCTTTGCCAAACATCTTAATAATAATCCTCAATTTTTACAATTAATGAGTTTATATAATATCGCGTCACCTATTTTATCATTATGTTTACCTATTTTTGTGCTTATTATTCCATTTTTTGTAATTAAATTAAAAGGTGTTGAACTTTCTATCTCAAAATATATTGAAATTCTTAAAAAACTAATTGCTAATCATGCTATATTTAAAATATTTACACAATTTCATCAAGTTGATAATGGACAAAAAATGTATCTAGTATTATCATCAGCATTTTATTTATTCTCAATTTATCAGAATATATTAGTGTGCGTTCGTTTTTACTCAAACTTGCAAAAGATCCATAATTATTTATTCAAATTTAAAAAATATTTAGTATATAGTTTGGAAATAATGGATTATTACTATGTTAAAACTAATAAACTAACAAAATATCAAAAATTTTTATCAAATATTGAATATCATAAACGCAAATTAATTTGTTTATATAACGATTTATGTAAAATCACACCATTTACTTTTTCATTCTCTAAAATTACTGAAATTGGACATGTTATGTATAATTTCTATCAAATATACGATAACCCTGAATATAATAACTCTATGTTGTATTCATTTGGCTTTAATGGATATTTTAATATGCTTTCTCATGTAGGAACAATGTGCGGTTCTAAACTTGTTGAAACCACATTTACCAAAAAATGTAGACCATCTTTTAAGAAAATGTATTATCCAAAATTTATTAATGATGACTCATCTACTATTATCACAAATGATTGTAATCTAAATAGAAATATGGTTATCACTGGTCCTAACGCATCTGGTAAAACTACTACACTAAAGTCAGCACTAATTAATGTTCTCTTATCTCAACAAATAGGTTTTGGATGTTTTGAAAGCTTGAAGTTAACACCATATGATAAAATTCACTGTTATTTAAATATACCAGATACATTCGGCAGAGATAGTTTATTCCAAGCAGAAGCACGTAGATGTAAAGAGATCATTGATTGTATTGATGAAGAAAGTTCAAAAGGATTAACACATTTCTGTATTTTTGATGAATTATATTCTGGAACAAATCCAGAAGAAGCTGTTATTAGCGCTAATGCTTTTATGGATTATATAGTTAAAAATAAAAATGTTACATGTATTTTAACAACACATTATGTAAAATTATGTAAAAAATTATCCAAAAATAAAATGATAAAGAATTACAACATGAAAACTGTAAAAAAAAACGACAACTTTGAATATACTTATCAATTAAATGAAGGAATCTCAAAAGTTAAAGGGGGTCTAAAGGTTTTACACGATATGAAATATCCAAAAGAAATTTTAGATTTAGCAAATAAAATATATTAATTCGTTTTAAAAATCATTAAAATATATTATTCATTTTTAAGAATGACAATTGGCAATTTATTTAGTACATCATTTTTATTTAGTATTGCAATTATTATTATATTAATAGGGGGTTTGTTAACATATTTTACCTATAAAATGGCTGAACAAAATCATAAACTAACATCTATGGTTAATTTAGTTTCAATATTAGCACAAGATTTACAAGTAGTTAGAACTAAATTGATATCACTCCAAAAACAAAATATCCCAAATGTTGAATATTCATCTCAAATGATGGGAGGTCAAGGCACTTCTGAACTTATTAGCGTATCTGATGATAGTGATGAAGATGAGGAGGAAGAAGACATAGATAATAGTACTATTGTTGGAGAAGAAGTTTGCAGCTCGGACGAAGATGACGATGAAAAACTTGAAAATTCACAAGAACAAATTAAGCTGCTTAATTTAACTTTAGTAAATGAAGATGCTGAAAACGCTTCTCCAATTGAGAATCTTTATAGTGAATTGTATAATGAAGTAAAAGAATTAAATACTCCACATAAAGAAGATATTAAGACTATTCATCTTGAAACACCAATTACTTTTGAAGAGACCGAAATTACAGAGCATGAGACTGAAACAACTGATATGAATATAACAAGTGAAGATATTAGTTTTTTAAAAAATGTTACAATTACTGATTTAGGAGAGGCTGAAGATTTACATGCATCAAAATCTGAGTATAAAAAAATGTCACTCAACAAACTTAGAGAAGTTGCTATTAGTAAAGGTGTTGTAGCAGATGCCTCAAAATTAAAAAAAAATGAAATTCTAAAAATGCTTGGTGATGAGTAATTTATTTTTTATCTAACTTTAGTATAATATGAATAATAATTATTATACTATAGAACCAACACCAGAATTACAAGCATATAGTTTATGGCAACCAGAAGGTTCAACTAATAGAAAAATTCAAGTTGATAGTAGTATAAGTTCTAACTGGAAATACAGACAATATATGCAAAAGAATGCTAATGAAATTATGAAATATAATACTATGCAATCTATTAACACTTCTGGAAATAATCCCTATACAGTTTTGAATACTAAACCTGTTGAAAATACTCCTTACTTATACAGCTCTGTTCATGATACTAGCAATCCAGCATATGAATTTCACCAGTTTACGAGAAATTCTGACCTTAAAAATGATTATATGACTAAAACTCAGATGAAATCACGTATGGTTGCTCCTTCTATTCCTACTAATTTTTAACAACAAAGTAAAATAAATTAGTAAAAAAAGAATTTAATACTAAGTTTTAATAATAATATAGATGAAAATATTAAGTATTGACGTTGGCATTAAAAACTTATCTTTCTGTTTATTTGAGTTAGAATCACATGAACAAAAATCAACCCATCTAAAAGTTGTTAAATGGGATAATATTGATTTAAGTGAAAAAACAGAATCAAGATGTATTGAAGTTGATAAAAATGGCTTATGTGATAAACCGACTAAATTTTCAAAGGATGGAAAATGTTATTGTCTTAAACATTCCAAAAAACATAATTATTTACAACCTTCTGCTGAACTTAAGCAATCATACTTAAATAAACAAAAAATACAAAACTTAATGGATATTGCCGACAAATACAAACTAGTATATGAAAAACCACCCAAAAAAACAAATATTTTAGGAATTATAAATGAATTTATTAATAATAACTGTTACACAGCTATTGCAAAAACAAATGCTACTAAGGTAAATTTAGTTACTATTGGACGAAATATTCAACATAAATTTGATGAAATTCTTGCTGATCATTTATCTAGCATTAATATTATTATTATTGAAAATCAAATTGGCCCTATTGCTAATAAAATGAAAACTATTCAAGGAATGATTTCACAATATTTCATTATGCGAAATAATAATATTCATATTGAATTTATTAGTGCTTGTAATAAACTGAACGATTTTTTAACCGATGAAAAAATAAATTATAAACAACGCAAAAAATTAGGAATTCAAACTTGTATAGGAATAGTTACAAATGACTTTAGATTCAAAGAATGGGAAACTTTTTTAAATAAACACACTAAAAAAGACGATTTATCTGATTGTTTTTTACAGGGATTATGGTTTATCAAGAACAAAATTTAATTTTATTTTAATTTTAATTTTAATTTTAGAATATATATTTTTAAATTCGTATTACTTAAAATTAAATGTTCTAATTAATTCATAATGAATAACGATATTATTAACATTTCGACGGATTTTGATAATTTTACAAGTTTTAACGAAGTAAAACAAGACAATCATTGGAATAATAAGAAAACCAATTTTGGAGGTGGAATTGAACTTCTTATGAATGATAAAAAATCAGAATCTCATGGTTCAACTATCGATATTGATATTGAAGATTTAAATAGTTTAGAAAATGAACTCAATGATTTAGCGGCTGAATCTTCTGCTCCTATGTCAAATACTTTTGAATCCGAATTATTTGGTATTAAATCTAATTTTGATGACAAACCATCTGTTTCTTTTAATGAAGAACCAACTATTCGTATTTTAGGAGTTGAACATGATGACCGTAGACCTAATTTAGGTTCTTTCACTGCTAATACTTCTTCTGATGCTAAAACATGGGATGGTTATGGAAAGTTTAACAATGTTCCTATCAACCCTGACACTAAAATGTCATCAGAACCAAAATTATTTAAAGATGAACTTCTTAGAGACAAATTTAAATATTTAAGAAAACTTGAAGCACTTGAAAAGAAAGGTGTTGAACTAACAAAAAAATACAATATGGAATCTAATTTACAAGAAATGATGGGTGAATATGAGATGATTATGGAAGAAAAGACTAAACAAAACTCCGTTAAATTTCAAGGAAATATGATGATGGCTATTATTAATGGCATTGAATTTTTAAATAATCGGTTTGATCCTTTTGATGTTAAACTTGATGGATGGGGTGAACAAATTAATGAAAATATTAATGACTATGATGAAATTTTTGGAGAATTATATGAAAAATATAAATCAAAAGCATCTCTTTCTCCAGAACTTAAATTATTATTTCAATTGGGAGGTAGTGCTATGATGATTCATATGTCCAACACCATGTTTAAATCTGCTATGCCTGGAATTGATGATATCTTGAGACAAAATCCAGATTTAATGCGTCAATTCCAAACTGCTGCTGTAAACTCTATGGCTAGTTCTAATCCTGGATTTGCCGGATTTATGGGAGGATTAATGAATCCAGCAGCCGCATACCAAGAATCACAAGTTCCTCAAGGAAGCGGACCTCCACCACCAATGACAACTCAAGGACCTAATGGAATGTCACCACCACCAAATAGAGCTGGAAATAATGTTGGAGCAATTAATGTAGGACGTGCTGACGTATCTATGGCGCGTGGCGCATTTGCTGATGATGGACTTAGCATCAAAGAGAAAAATAACCAATGGAATATAAATGAATTTGAACCTCCTCAACCAGCACAAAAAAGTTCTAGACGTCCAGATATGAGAGGACCTAGTGATATTTCCGATATTTTATCTGGATTGAAAACTAAGACAATTGATATAGAACCACTTATACAACAAAGAAATAATATAGGTATTGAAGATTTAAATAATAGCAGCACCATTAGTATTGATGATTTAAAGAGTATTCAAGCTGAAGGAAATATTCCTAAACGCAGTCGTAGAAGGCCTAAATCCGATAAAAATACTGTTAGTTTAGATATTTAAAGTTTCATTTTTATTATTA